CGGTGTTCATCAGCGCCGTGGCCACCGTGCCGTTGCGATCGGCCATGAAGCGGAATTCCACACCGTCCACCCCATTGGCGCCATTCGCGTGCAGCACCATGCTGCCGATGCCACCCACCGACATCCCACCGGTGAGCAGGTGGCCCTTGAGCACCGCGTCCTGCTGGCCCAGCGCAAAGGGTTGCGGCTGACCGTGGCGAATCACCCAGGCACCGCCCTCCTTGAAGACCACATCCCCATTCCGATAGCCCAGGTAAGGCGAGTAGAGGCCACGCCAGCGGTAGCCCAGCGCCGAGATGTCGAGATTCAAAGCTGCACCTCCAACGAGTTGTTTTGTACTGCGAAGCGCACACCCTCCGAGAGGGTCCAGGCAATAAATTCCTGGGCATCAAAGTCACCCTCTCGCCCCTCTGTCAGCAGCAACTCCGAGCCGTCGCTGGAGAGCGCAAACCCATAGAAGCGAGGCAATGCAGCGGTATTCACCAGTTCGTAGCCGGATTCATCGGCCTTGACCTTCAGCAGCATGCCGCGCGCGCCGGTCAAGGAGTCGGGCAGGCCAACAGCCAGCAAGCGGGCGATGACCTGCTGCAACACCGCTTCGGCGTCGGCAAGGATCTGATTTCCGCTGGTCTGGACCAACTGCAGCACGGCGTTGGTGTCGGTGACGCCTTGGCTGGCCGCAGACTGTGCGCGGTCGGCTTCAGTCGATGCCAGCTCCGCAGAGATCAGCGCATCCTGTGCGGCCGACTGGCTCTGCGCGAGGATGCCTTGGGCCGCGAGATTGATTCGCGCATCGGCATCATTCAGCAGCTTGGCCACGGTGACGACAGTGCCACCTTCGGTGCTCACCGTCTCAAGGGAACTACCATGCACAACGGCATGCAACAGCGCGCTGTCGGCCGCCACACGCGTGACGGCTTCGTGCAGATCGGTTTGTAAACTCATAGGAATTTCCGGGGTCAGGTTGGGGCGGGCAAACGCACCGGCAAAGTGCCGTGCACCAGTTGGTGCAATTCGCTGCCCATGGTGAAGATGTCTTGGGCTTCCAGTTCCAGCAGCAGGTTGAGTGCACCTTCATCGAGCGTGGGACGCTCACGGATTTCCAGCTCGCCCTTGACGTCCCAGCGCCGTGCCGAGCGCAACTGGGCTTCGAATTGGCGGGTGAAGCGGGCTTCGTGGGGCAAGAGCCCCAAGCCACCGAGCAAGGTGATCTCGAACCACTGCCCACCCTCGTCAGCGTGGTACTTGTACCAAGCCTCGAACAGGGCGAACTGGGTTTCCGAGAACAGCCAGCGCACGGTGATGCGTGTGGGCGTTTGCCGAAACCGGCGGCGCTGGCGTGCCGGACCCGACTCCATGTCGGTGCGCAACACGGCTTCCTGTGGGGTCAGGCCGTAGCCGTCGACCGAGGGCAGCGGCAGGGTATTGGGCCAAGTGATGTTCATCCAAGCCTCCTCATCGCATGACCCCTGCGGCCGGGTTCAGCCCATAGCGGCGCTCCAGAGTCGGCGCCAATCCGGAACCTTGCGAGATGGACCGTGCCATGCGCGCTTCCATCTGCTCGACGATCACATCGAGCCGGGTGCTGCCATCGGGCTGTTGTTGCTGCTCGACCCGGGTTTCGACGCCACTGACGCGGTTGATCACATTGACTTCAACATTGACCTGCGGCCGTCCTGCCACCGCACCACCCAGAGCGCGCAATTGGCCGGGCGTGAACACCGCCTCACCCTGGCGGGCGATGATGGGCACTTCACCTGAGACCAAGCCGCCGGTATGAAACCGCCGCGCCCCGGCGAACACACCCATGTCCACCTGCCGGGATGGCAGACCATCGGCACCAAGCAAACCACCGCTGTGCGCAACATTGGCATTCACGCCCATCAGGTCACCAGAGCCAAGTGGCAGTGCGGCACTTGCCGCCGGCGTGAACAGGCTCATCGCCCAGTTCGCCAAGGGCAAGGTGATGGCACGCTGGATCTGGATGCGGATCAGGTCGCTGATGATCGAGTTGGCCAGGCTGTTGAAATCGACCTTGCCTGTCATCACGAACTGGGCGAGAGCATCCTCCATGGACTTGAAGGCGCCGGTCACGGCACGCTCAGCCTGCTTGGCGGCGTTGGTGGCGTCCTCGATATAGGTGCGCAGAGCTGATTTGGCACCGAACTCCGCACTGCGCTGGTAGTCGGCGTTGGCGCGGGTGAGGTTTTCCAGAATGGGGAGCTGACGCGCCAGGGCGTCGTTGATGGCCTCGATGGTCTGGGCGCGCAGATCAGCATCCTGGATTTGGCTCGCCTCCTTGCGCGCGGCAGTGGCGGATTTTTCCAGTTCGGCGCGGGTTTGCAGGACCGTACGTTCGGTAGCGGATAGGTCCAGCATTTCGCGCTGTAACTGCACCCCTTCGATTCGCTGGCGGTTGCCGCCGATCAGCGTTTCGACGATCTTGCGGGCGTTGGCTTCTTCTTTCTCGTAGGCCTCGAAAGCTTTGTCTTTTTCCTTCTGGCGCTCGATGGCTTCGAGGACCTGAATGTATTTCTCGGCTTCGACAGAGACACCCTTGTAGCCCTTGGCCTCGATCTGCAGGGCGCGGGCGCGCAGTTCAGCCACTTCACCCTCTTGTGTTCGGGTCAGTCGCGAGCGCAGTTGATTGAGGAAGGCTTCGCCTTCGTTGAGCTTTTCTGCGGGCTTCGGTTTTTCGAAGCCGGAGAGATCCAGACTGGGGCGTGGCTTGCGCGGCAGCGTCGGCAGGAACTTGTCGTAGATGACCTGGACTTCCTTGGCTTGCGCTTCTGTGTCGAGCACAAACCGCTGGCCCATGACGCGCACTGTTCGACGCTGCTCATCGAAGAACTTGGCCACCCGGTCCACATAACCCGGGTTCTGGTTGATGTTGAAGAGCCGGTCGTTGGCGGCACGGACATAGTCGTCGCGGGCGGTTTGCAGCTTGGCGATTTCCGCATCGATGACCTTGGGATCCAGTCCCATCGACTTGCCCGAGCGCAGCATGTCCGTCTTGAACCAGGTCTCGATGTCCTTGCCCACCACCGACAGGCTGTCGAAGGGCTGGGCAATGACACGTTTCAGGAGCACAGCCGACTCGGCGATGAAGGCCAGGCCGGAGGCCACGGACTCGAGAAACGTGATCGTAGCTTCGCGGTTGGCCGTGATGCGTTGCAGCTCGTTGCTGAAACTACCCGTTTCGGTCTGCGCCAAGATCACCTGTTCAGTGAAGTCCGCCAGGATCGGGATAACGGCGGCGCCGATTTGGCGCTGCACGCCTTCGAAGATGGCGGATAGGCGCGTCAGGTTGTCGTTGAAGACTTCGGACGCACGCGCGACGTCTTCAGACATAACCAGCCCCAGGCGCTGGGCTTCTTCCATCAGGGCCGTGATGCCTTCACGTCCCTGGTTCAGGAAGGGAATGATAGCCAAGCCTTCCTTGCCGAAGAGTTTCACGGCCAGTGCAGCCTTGTCCGCGCCATCGGGCATGATGGCGAATTTCTCGGCCAGATCGAGCAGCACGGCTTCGGTCGGACGGATTTGTCCATGGGCGTCGGTGGCCGACACGCCCAAGGCTTTCAAGGCGGCGCTGCCTTCATCGCCATTGACCTGGGTGTCGAACATGGCGACCGACAGCTTTTGCAGTGCTTTGGTCAGTCCCTCGGTGGTGACATCCGATAGCTTGGCCGCATAGTCGAGGGCTGTCAGCGCTTCCACTGAGACACCGGTCTTTTGCGAGAGCTTGAAGAACTCGTCGCCGACACGGGCAACCGGCAGGACCAGGGCGGTCATGCCGACGCCGAGTGCTGCGATGCTGGCCCCGGCGATCAGACCCGCGGGACCGAGTTTGCCGAGTACGGATCCAAGCAAGCCGAGTCGTTCGGTGGCGGCTTCCAGCTGAAATTTGGCATCGTTCGCCGCGCTGGACAGCAACTTCAAGCCAGTCGATGCTGGCGTGGCCGCCGCCTCGATTTTTTTGAGCGAGCGCTCCCCCTTCTCGCCGATCTCGGACAGCTCGGCCTTGACCTTGCCGCCGTCAACCACGGACAGGCGGATGGAGAGGTTGCGTTCAGCCATGGGGAAAAGAAATAAATCGCAGGTTGAGTCGTTGGTCTATGTGTCTTGTTGCAAGGTACCTATCAGGCCCGCCTCGACCGCTGGAAACAGGTCGATCGCCGTGGACTTGTCCAACCCCGTGCACTCGCAGGCCAGCATCCAGGCGTTGAGATCCAGCCCCACCACGCGGCCCTGCGCCATGCGCAATTGGCTGGCACAGAGGTCAATCGCACTGGCGGCTTGCCAGCCTTCCAGGCTCTTGGGCGCGTTCATGGTGTACGGGCACTCGGGGCACCGCTCAGAGCAGGCCTGGCAATAGCTCGGCCCACCACCGAAGTGCCACGCGGTGCGGGCCTTCAGGCGTTTTTTTCGGAATCGAGGGCGTAGAGGCCGGCCAGGTACTCGCGCTCGAAGGCATCGGCCAGCAGCCAGTGCTCCATCAGCGCGGCGACACCCTCGGGGGTGACAGCCGCCGGCTTGCCCTTGTCGTCGGCCACGCCCTCCCAGGCCAAGACAGCCAGCTTGGCCAGTTCGGTGATCAGGGTCGCCGTGCGTTCGCCGGCGGCAGCGGTGTCGGTGCCCGCGACTTTGGAGGCGGCATGGCGCGCGGCCATGACCAGTGCGGTGGTAGCAGGACGCACCTGCAGGCGCACGCCAGCGGCCAGCGTGATCCAGTGCGGCTCACGCGGGAGATTGAGTTTGATCATGAGAAACCTCGGTCGGGTGATCAGTAAGAAGAAACGTTGTTCACCAGTTCGACGGTGGACATGCGCGCCACGCTGGTGGTCTTGGCGGCTTGCCACTCAAAGGTGGCCTGGATGCCGCCGGGCCCGGAGATGGAGAGCTTGGGCTTGGGCAGATAGACCTCGTGGGCGATGAAGGTCAGCCGGTGATCGGCATCGATCGCGTAGCCGAAGGTCAATTCCAGCGGCGTGTTGTTCGTGGCGGCATCGATCAGCGTGGTGTCGGCAAAGCGCACCTCCAGGTTGCCGGTGAGGCTGGCCACTGTGGGGTCGGCGCCATCGATCTTGCCGTCGGAGCGGATGGTCTCGATGCGCTCGAGATTGTTGGCATAGGTCAGCTGCGCCGAGACCACGTTGCCCAAAGGCTGGCCGCCGCGCAGGATCTGGCCCTGGAATTGGTTGAAGCGCTGCAATTCCAGGGTACTGGGCGTGGCGTCCAGTGTGGCCGTGCGCCGCACCTCGCCCTGAGCCACCAGACCCACCGTGGCATTCGCGGCTCCCGAGCGGGCAAAGCCCACCTGCAAGCTGTTGACCATGACACCCGAAGCGACGAACCAGGCTGGGATATCCGGCAGACCCGTTTCCAGCGTGAGGCTGGGCAGGCTCGGTTTTCCGGAAGCAAACGTGTGGGTCACCACCCCAGTCCCCACCGAGGTGGGCTCGCCCAGCAAGGCCTTGAGCCACAGGCCGATGTGTCGCACGTCCAGCGGCACGACCATGTCGCCCTCGACCTTGATCACGTCGCGGATCGGGGCACTCGGATCCCGGCCAAGGCCAATCAGATCATTGGCGATCAGCCCCTGCTCAGAGCCGAGCGAGGTGGAAACAAAGGGTAGCTGCCAGTAGCCATCTACCGGGGTGCTGCCATAGGTGGTTTCGAACGCGGCCAAGAGGCTGGCGTTCGCGCCGTAGGCACGGGCCATAGGTTTTCTCCTTGAGGGATTGGGTTCAGTTCAGCGAGCCGGAACTGCTGTAGTGCAGGACCACCGGCAGCAGGCAAGCTTTGATGCCACTCGTGCCGTCGGGGGCCAGTTCGTCGAACTTGGGTGGGCCGATTTCGGCGTAATCGATGACGCCACCTATCGTTCGGTCGGTTTCGATCAGGGCTGCCAACTCGGTGAGCAGACCATCCATGCGTGCATCACGCGCAGCGGCATCCGGATCGGCGACAAACAGTTCGATCGCCACCTGGTGCTGCCAGTGGTAGGTCAGCGGCGAAAGCGACACCTCGGGTTCGCCCATCTCGCCGTCGCGCAGGATGGCCATGGCGTGGTCGGCGATGCGCTCGGGCAAGGCGGCATTGCGTTTGACCATCGTGCCCAGTGACAACTGGCCGAGCACGGCGAACAAAGCACCAATGGCGTTTTCTCTTTGGCTCATGACGTTGCCCCTTTGCGGTCGGCTTCATCGAAACGGTTGGCAATGCGCTGGGCCAGCGTGCTGATCCAGCGACGCGCGCTGCGGTCGATGTCGAATTTCTTCTTCAGAGTG